CCGGTCATATCTATTCGCATCACATCGGCCCCAGTAATGGCCAATACTTTATTTGTAGTTCCAGTGTCACCTGTATAATCTGGATGTTGATCAATCGACACCTTGAGCGGCACCTTTGCTGTGTATATCAAGCCAGCATTACTTGTCATTGCACTTATTGGTTTAATTTCCATGCTCAATCCTATTATACGATAGCTGACAAAATTTGACGTGATTATACCATTGATGACGGGGAAGACGGAGTCATAATCACCCATGTAAGTAGGCGACCAGTCATTGTTTGCAGCACTAGCTTCCCAATATGCAATACCAGGAGTAGGTAATGCTGCATAGTATTTAGTTGTTCCTGCAACAATATCAATAGTCCCAGCAAAGACGCTCTGTTTGACGACACTAGGGCCAACATAACCGTCCGGGACACCTTGCACGTCCAGACTCTTAAAGTCCACAGGAGCAAACGCAGCCTTAAGGAAATCAATTGAACGAGGGTGTAACTTTTCATTGGTGTTGATGGTTGTACGTCTCTTCCGTTGAATAACATTTGTAGATGTTCTGGCAGGGATAGCAATAGCTCTGACCAATCGACCATTTGGTCCCCGCTTTGTTCTAGCATTTCTCCGTTTATTTGTATTTCTCTTTACCATAATATTTTCGTCACCCACAACTGGTTTGCTCACTATCGGTACGATAATTTCTTTTTTCTTCGCCTCAGCTTGTGCAACTGCACGATTGCGTGCTTCCCGACGCTGACTTGCCCCAGTATTGTATTCCGCCATGGCAACTTCAAAGGTTTTGCCATCATGCACTTGATGTTTCTTAAATATATCACTAGCGATTTTGCGTTCATCAGGAGTCAATCGAGATAAAACTCGAGCTCCATATCCATTGTATTCATCGTTTGTCATTTTTTCGACACCTATTAACGGTCCCCAAGCAGGGGCGGGGCCCTTGACCTCCAATTCAAATGGCCAAGCTAGTTGACTTTTCAGTTTATCTCGAAATATGGTGACAAAATATTCAGATACCCACATCAGAAAAGAATGTGTATAACCTAATTGATAATAAGGTGTCAATGAGACGTTAACAGGTGTACTATACACGGCTGGGCACCAACGTTCCATGGGAGGTTTACCTGTGATTTTATTAGTTTGATTAATAATAATATGACAAAAGATAAAAACGGGATTGGTTGGGTCGGTTGCAAGTAAGCTCATAGCTTTGGCTCGAAGTAAAACTAGTGGTGGGTGGGTCTTATTATATGTGACACTGAACTTACGGATCGTCCGCTGCAGATCGGCGAGTGAGTTCCAATCTTGATCATGATATCTTCCACAAAACTTTGGATTATCAGTAACAATACATTTTAAACGTAAGCCATACTCCATGGCTGTTTCCTCGAAAGCAGCGGGTAACCCGGGGATGTACTGGAAGACTCCGTCGTCACCCTCGACGAAGCCTTTTAAAGTGGCCCCTACCTTGATATGTGCTACATATGCAATAAATAAATTAATAAGACAATTGCCAATAGATGTATTAGCATCACCGCTACAACGCCCACCTTGCCGGCGACTTACGGCGCCATTAACGTGGATACCTGTAGTAGTGCGTTGAATAGACAACAATTCACGAAACACTGGTGTGTCATACATTTTAAGATAAATTTGGTGTTCAAGATGTAATAATGTAGCATTTATAGTTTGATCAAAGCGTGAATAATCAGTTTCAAGGTAGAGGCCACTACGTTCACCGAACATTGCGCGCATCTTTATAGCGCGCATGTTTAAATCCAAGCCCTTGACAAGATGGCGATGATCGAATGCCTTTTCTATCGCATTCAAGATTGGGCCGATTCTGGCCAGATACGCGTCGCATCTCGTAGTAATTATCCGAGGATCGTTCCAACATGATTCCATTTTTGTGAAGGTGCGTACGATGTGACAATTTTCGGGAATGGGTTTGGTTAGACTGCGACGCAGACGTAGGCCTGTCCGTTGGTTGTATCTCTTGACCCAAACGTTGAAGTTCGGAGTTTCTACTGGATCGTGTTGCAGCATGTTCAAGAATCTGTTCGCATCTGTCAAAAATATCTGCGGCGTTATCTGTAAACTGATCATTGGGTCTACTACTCTCGTCATTACTGCCCTCTGAGCATTCGTCTGACTGGCTATGGGGCCTGGGTGGGTGTCTAGGGTCAGTGGCGGGCACATCCACCGACCCGCAACTAAAAAGAGTATTTGGTCGTTGGTGTGGCGGACCATCAGTAGGTTGATCGAAATTATCAAAAGCAGGGGGTGGTTCTTCATTCCATGTGCTTGGATCATCAAATGCCCAACTGGTTCTCACAGAGCTAGTTAACCAGGAAGAATGTAACGATTTTGTTAATTGCCAATAATCAGGATACATATTGAGAGGGACTTTTTCCTGGCCCATAAGTAGCGTTAAATGTTGGTGCAAAACAGCTTCATCTTGTAGTAAGGCACATTTGGCGGCAGCTTTGTAAATGGGTGACGCAGACGCCGCCCCGTCTTGCGTCAACACTTCCGTTGCGCTCAAAAGAGCGGCGGATCCTTGGCCTGGTCCTGGCCTTCTCTGCAACTCTTCGCCATAGCTGCCTGGTGTTGCAAATAATATGAAGATAGTCCCCTCAGGCGTCTCGCACACTCGTCTATACGCGATCGTGTGCTTATCAAATCCGTTTTCGAATGTAAAGCAGCCTTCATTCTGCCAATCCCACAATAAATGTCGATACCAGCTTCCATTTGCAGTAACCATTCGGATACCGTTATATCCGCAAAACCAGCGGTGTTCCTCATCCCAACCTCGTCCATAGAAACGTTTTGTGATAATAATACTGAAACGTGAGTGGAGTGTTCGGATGCCAAGTTCGTAGGGGGTGCAATAATAATCGGATTGGTTGAACAAGTTGACATCGTGGATGTGTAAACAGTTGGCGGCTGTGGTGGAACAGCCATGGTTGGTCTGTGGCCTATGCGCATTTTCTCCAAAATGCTGTGGGGTAATAACATGCATGCGTTCATCATTACGGCCAGTGCAGCCACCAACATCTGCAATAGTCCAATAATTTTCTTCACACAAGTCGTAAATAACCTGTTCAATTTGCCTGCGCCAATGTGCAAGCCGATTATGGCCTTGACAATGACGTATATCACTAATTTCATTAATGCGCTCACGAAGTTCGTGTCTAAAATCAAGTGCACGCAGCTTGTTACCAAACAACACGTCACTATCAAGCAAACAACTACGATAAGCCCATACCATACGACATAAGTAATCAAGAGCCATATGAATGGCAAGCTGAAGAAACCAAAAGGGAGCGTGACAATATAACAAGTAATTATAGCACCAGTCCATATTGCCGTACAGACTAATGTTATAATTATCGAGATACTTGTCAAGAAAAAAACAAGCTTGTCCAAGTAATGAGAAAAC